AACTAGATGAGTTAACAGGAGAAAATGTAATAGAAACTGATACTATGAATGAACCAGAATCTAATACCACAATACACTAATGCCTAAGAAAAGATCCGAACATTACGTAGACAACAAAAAACTATATGCAGAGATGGTAGACTATCTGAATGCAGTAAAAGAAGCAGAGGAGTCTGGCGACGATAAGCCAAGAATTCCAGAGTACATTGGGGAGTGCTTGCTTAAAATTTCAACCCGTCTATCAACAAAACCTAACTTTATTAACTACACGTATCGTGATGAAATGATAAGTGATGGTATTGAAAATTGCATAAACTACTTAGAAAACTTTAAACCAGATAAGTCGGATAATCCTTTTGCATACTTTACACAGATAATTTATTATGCTTTTTTGAGAAGAATTCAAAGAGAGAAAAAGCAGCTGTATATTAAACACAAGACATTAGAAAGAAGTCTTGTGTTAGATGAATTAGCATCACATGGTGATGCTGGGGCGCAGGGTGATCAAGGAGCATATGTTAATCTAGAAACTCCTTACATGGTTGACTTTGTAGAAAACTTTGAACGAAAAGAAGAAGAAAAGAAGCAAGCAAGAAAAAAGAAAAAAGGTTTAGAGAACTTTGTTGAGGATGATAAATGAAGATAGCCTTGGTCACTGATTTACACTTCGGAGCAAGAAATGATTCAAAAAGAGTACACGACCACTTCCAAAAATTTTATGACGATGTGTTCTTTCCTGAAATCAAACGCAGGGGTATTGACACTGTTATTGATCTTGGTGATACTTTCGATCGTAGAAAATATATATCTTTCACGTCACTCAAACGAGCAAGAGAAATGTTCTTCCAACCACTTGCAGACAACGGAATCAAGATGCACTGCATCGTCGGAAACCATGACTCCGTATATAAGAATACTTTAGAAGTCAATAGTGTAGACCTCTTAATGGAGGAGTATACAAACATTACAACTTATACTAGACCTGAAGTTATTGAGTTAGATGGTACAGAAATAATGTTGGTTCCATGGGTGTGTGATGCAAATGAAGAAGAAACGTTTGTCATGGCAGATAAAACTACTGCACAAATACTACTAGGTCACCTAGAGTTAGCAGGGTACCAAATGTACAAAGGCGGATTTATTGATCACGGTATGTCGGACAACTGGCTAAAGAAATTTGATCTAGTTTGCAGCGGACATTATCATCACAAGTCAACTAATGGCAATGTTAACTATCTTGGGTGTCCGTATGAGATGACTTGGAGTGACTACAACGATCAAAAAGGATTTCATATACTAGACACAGACTCAAGAACAATTGAATTTATACCTAATCCTCATACAATGTTTCATAAAGTGTGGTATGATGATACTGGATTAGATATGCACGGTCTGCTAAAACAGACAGAACAGTTTGAGAATTACAAAGGCAAAGTAGTTAAGGTTATTATTAAGAATAAAGACAATCCTACATTGTTTGATTTGTACATAGAAAAATTAGAAGGATCCGATCCTTTGAACATTCAAGTGGTCCAAGACCACTTACACTTAGATGTTGAAGACGATGCAGACATCGTTGATGAAGCAGAAGATACATTAACAATATTAGATAACTATGTTACTAATTTAGACATAAAGAATGACAGGGTTGATCTACAAAAACTTTTAAGAGAGCTATATCAAGAAGCATTGCAAGTAAGTTAAATTTATGATTATATTTGAAAAGGTTCGATGGAAGAATTTTCTATCGTATGGAAATAGTTGGTGTGAGTTAGACCTCAATAAACATAAAGATACATTAATCATTGGAGAGAACGGAGCTGGTAAGTCTACGTTCTTAGATGCATTGTCATATGCATTGTACATGAAGCCGTTTAGAAAAGTTAACAATCCTCAACTTGTTAATTCAATTAACAAGAAGCACCTAAAGGTAGAAGTTGAATTTAAGGTTGGAGGTAATCACTATAAAGTAGTAAGAGGCCACGCACCAAGACTATTTGAGGTCTATCAGAACGGCGATCTACTAAACCAAGATGCCCATACAAAAGACTATCAGAAAGTACTAGAACAAAGTATCCTAAAAATGAACTACAAATCATTCACACAGATTGTAGTTTTAGGTAGTAGGAACTTTGTTCCTTTCATGCAATTGAATTCAAATGATCGAAGAGATATTATCGAAGATATTCTCGACATCAAAATATTTTCTGCCATGAATGAAATTCTTAAAACAAAATCTACATCACTGAAAGATGAATTGTTTGAGAATGAAAAG